GGGCGATCTCCCTCCACGTGAAGAGGAGAGCGAGGTCAATCCTCATCTTCTCCCCCTCACTGAAGGATGCATACGAGAACTTCTCGTGCACAGGGGTCTGGATCTTCTCGTTGAACTCCTCGTCCAGCGTGAAGTTGATATAGAAATCCATCCGCTGCAGGTAATCATTGACGAGGGTGTTGATCATCGGGAGATACTTCCTGATGATCGAACTCTTCACGCCATCATCCTTCAGCAGCAGACTGCCCTGTGTCAGATAATCGTATGTGTTTTTAGTATCTTCTAATTCCTTGAGTACGGATCGTAGTTTGTCCTTGTATTCGGATAGTTTTTCATCTTCAGCAGATCGGTTCTCAATGCTATCGGTAAGGTTTTGAATTTCTGATTCAAGATCTGATTTTCTTCGTCCTGAATTAGAAATTCTAAGATTGAACTGAGAAATTTCATGCGAGGTGTTTGTAATCTCCCTTTGCAACGAAAGAAACTTCTGCTCTTTCTCCTCCTCAGCACTGATTGCTTTCTCGATTTGAGTCAGACTATCGGTGTGCTTTTGTAGAAGTTGCTGGAGATGTCCAATTCTATTTACACGAAACTCATCGTCAATGGTCTGGGTACAGGTAGGACAAACCGTATTTTCTTCAAAGAACTTGATATCTTTTGACGAACTGAGTTCTTTTGTTTGAAGTTTTGCTTTGAATTGATTCAGTTTCTTTACAGTGTCGCCTGACGAGGTGAAACCTTTGATGGCAGTTTGGAGATCTTCAACCTCTTCAAGGAGATCAATGACGGTCTCTTGGTGCTGGGCACACTCTTGATCAAGTAGGGCGATCTCTTCCTGTTTGGCAGCGATATCATTCTGTGCTGAGTCCTCCAGGGTTTTGATGAACCGCTTCTGCATCAGAATTTTATCTGCTACAGATTCCTTCTTCAAGTCTAGCACCTTCAGAGCGTCCTTAGAGTCCTTCAGACGCCCCTTGATGATCTCAGACATAGAAGAGAACACAGAGATGTCTAGGAGGTCTTCTATGACCTCTCTGCGGTGTGCTGCAGAGAGCTGCATGAATGGAACGAAACTGGCACTACCCAGGATGACGATCTGGGTGAACGACTTGTAGTTCAGTTTCAGGATCTGCTTCTCAAGAAATTGCTGCTGCTCCTTGGCATCACAATCTTCGTTGAGTTTTGATCCGTTCCGATAGATCTCAAAGATATTTGGTTTGATTCCACGCACCACCTTGTACTTGGTCGTGCCAATCTCAAACCCAATCTCTACCACGCAGTCACGTTCGTTGACACTGTTGACCAACTGCGGTTTGTTTACCTTACGGAAAGGTTTACCAAACAGCGAGAACGTAAGTGCATCAAGGATTGTACTTTTACCTGCACCATTCTGACCGACAATCAAGGTATCCTTGCTTGTGTCTAAGGGGATGGTAGTAAAATGATTCCCAGATGATAAAAAATTTTTATAACGAATTTCTTTGAAAAGAATCATTCAACAGGGATTACAAGGTCATTCTTATTGATGATCGCGTACTTAGTACCCGTTCGTTCACACGCTGCGATGGCAGCTTTGTCAGCAATGTCTACGACTTCCATCTCGGATTCCATACCATTACTCTCTAACATCATAACATATCTTTCTGCATCGTCACGTTCTACAAAGAAAAATACAACCTTCTCTCCGGTTTCATCAACCACAGCAAATGCACCCTCATTTTTAGTTTCTACTGGGGTGATGATGTGCATCAGATACCTTCACATGCTAGTTGATATGCTTCCGTCAGTATATCTTTGATCTTAGATTTATTTAGATTTGTCTCTAGATCATCCACGTACTTGTTCAGCAGAGTCATGGTGTCTTCTGTTTGTTCAGCGAAGTCAGCATCCATAAAGATGTACTCCGTCTTCTCGACAACCTTGATCTCGACAGGGTTTGCCTTGGCAAGTGCCTCCATGAAGCGATCGTATTCCTTGTCGTTGCTCTTCTTGAATACGACTACCTTGACGATCTTCCCTGTGTAGTCACCGAACTTGAACAACTGACGAGGGGTGTCCGAATACTTGATGACCTTGTACAGGGTGTTCGGATTATCCACGTTCTTCATAGTGTAGTCTTCGGTATCGAAGATCACACACCCACGCTTATCATTTACATCACTCCAGAACATTTCATAGGGGTTACCGATGTAATAGATCTGTCCGTTGGTTGACCTGGTGTGGAAGTGACCAGACAAGACACGGTCAAACTTCTTGTAGACATCAATATCATTGCCATGCTCCATGACATGACCATGAGTGGCAACAAATCCATTGAGTTCAAGGTGACCCATGGCAACCTTTGCCTTGGTGTCCTTGATCTTCTTGTAGGTATACTCCCTATTCTCTGGATTGATCCAGGGAATGAACAGGATCGGCAGACCACCGACAGTTATCTCTTCGCAATCACCAACAATATGAACATTGTCATACTCTCGTAGGAGTAGATCGATAGTATTGATCTCGTTAGTGTTCTTATAGAAGGCGGTATGATTACCCACAACAGAAATAACAGATATCCCCATATCTCGAAGACGGTCGAAATAATTTCGCTTCGCCCAGTCCAGAGAATATAGATCAACACCCTTACGGTTGTCAAAAGTGTCACCAAGGTCGAGAACCGTTGTGATACCTTCTCTTTCCAGCATCGGAAAGAAGGTTCCTTCATAGAATTTTAGGAAGTGATCGTGGTACACCTTGGATCCTTTCTTGAATCCAAAGTGCTGGTCGGTGATGATGGCAACTTTCAAAGTTTGCCTCCAACAACCCCACTGTTTACAACACGGGTGTACTGTTCAAGGGTGCCTTCTTGCTCACACTTGAGATGCCAGCGAGTCATCGTGACGACTGCTTCCTTGGTCATACCAGTTAGCATCTTGCGACCTTCTTTGGTCATCGTAGTGAACAATCCGAAGCGAGTCTCCCAGACATAGAAGACTTCATCTACCAGTTCTGCACCCTCGGGGACAGTGAAAGTTTCAGTCGTTGTCTCCATCTTTTTTGTTGAAACCAAAGGGACCTTCTTTTTCTTCCAAAGCAAGTTTCAGGGCAACGCCACCGACTGCTTCCATGACTCGCAGAATGTCTTCTGCCTTAGCACCCTCACCAAGTTCTTTGGCGATGTACCAATACTTAGGCCAGAAGTTTTCGCCTGCCTTCTGGTAGTCCTCAAGTGTCAGAATTTTCATGATTTTTTCTTGGAAGAACTAGGGGGTTCGTACCCCCAGAGTTTAGGACTGATTCGACCATCCGTCTGGTCGAACCGGATAAAGTCTTTTTTGTACATGTCGTAGTAGTGGTCGAACAGATCGGTAGTCTTGGACGACATGGTGATGTCATAACGGAACTCACCATTGACTTTGTACGTCACGAGGTATGCCGTGTAGGGCAGAGACATATCATTTGCCTCTGACTTCTGGCAGTTTTCGCGAATGATTGAAACTTTCATCGATAGTTGTTTCGGTACTGGACTGCGTCTTTGATCGAATTGTACTCAGATGACTTGGACATTTCATCTGCAGCAAACACTTCGTCGTACCCTGACCGCTCGATGATCTTCTGACGGATCTCTAACTGCTTTTTCTCCTTCTGGATTCGACGCAGGAAAGCGTAGTGGATGATCTGAGTGAAGTAAGCGAAAGGGTTCTTGGACTTCTCGGGGTTGAAGTTGTTGATGTACTGGACGCAGTTCTCGATACCATCACAAACCATGTCATCTTTGAACATGTAGTTGACAAAGTTTGGTTTGTAAGATAGGTGCGTCGCTATCTTGAGAAAACACTCACCCAAGTAGTTGGTGATGCGAGGTTTCGGTTGACCAAGTGCCTCAGCATCAGCGATTTCTTGCTTGTAGGCAATGATTGCAGCAAGGAACTCTTTGTTATTTACATAATGTTCAGAACGCTTTCTTGTCATCTTATTAGTTTTTCATGATGTAAGTATAGCACAGCTTGACAGAAGTGCCAAACACCTGTAGACTAACTCTGTCAGGGTTGATCGGAAAGATATAGCTAGCTTTAGAACAAGTATTACTATAGAGTATCTTTAGAGGCATCCTCTGCCTTATAGAGTCCTTCAAAGGATTCTCTTGCTTTATCTACTGTATTGATAAACCCCATATCCTTAGTAAGTTCAGGATGTTCTCTAGTGAACCCTGAAGCAATGATGTTCTTATAGGTATTGATTACGTCTTCGTCTTTGATTTCAGAGATAGTAATAATACGATCCATATCCACGATGAAGACATCTTCGTCTGTCAACCTCATCCAAGGTTCAAACTTATATCCCATAGGAACTCCACCACCTCTGGAACGGATCTCTTCACAGATAATGGGATTGTCAAAGATGATCTTGTCATCATCATCTGCAATAACCATGACCATAGAGAGAATCTCCTCTCCAGAAACCAGCTTGACCGCTGCTATGAACTCGTCATACGGGTTATCAGAGCTTGATTTGAATGATGTCATAGTTGAACTTTTCTTCGTTATAGTATTTGATACGTTCGATAAGATGGTTCAGTGTGTAGTTGGTTTTCTGACCCTTCTTACAATCATCTGCTATATCGTATAGAGTTGCATTCAATTTAGAATCACTCTTCCGTAGCACCCTCCCGATTGATTGAAGTGTCCTGATTCGAGACTTACTGGGTGATGCAAAGACCACGTTGTGTAAGTTCTTTATATTGATACCTGTAGAAAAAGTTCCGAAAGAAGCAATGATGATGGCGTCGTTTTCTGACTCTGCAATCGTGCGGACTGATTCCCGTTCCTCCACGTCCACTCCACCATGAATAAAAAATACCTTTCGGTTGTCATTATTTATGAGGTTGAAAAGAACCTCTCCATGTGCGGCAACCCGACTGAATAAGATCAAGGTGTTACCTTTTAGATCTAGCGCCAAGTTCTTGATGAACTTGTTTCGCTTCTCATGACCAATCAAGAATTGCACCTCGTCCTCATAGGTCTCGAATGGGGTTTGCTTGTGCTTGAGCAGCAGAACTTTGATATTCAGTTTAGCTAAGTACCCGGCGTCTTGGAGTTCCTTTGTATTGATAATTTTATACGAGGGACCGAACAATCCTTCCAACACCCACTTGTGAGTTTGGGTGCCATCCAATGTTCCAGTAAACCCGTAACGGTAGACGGTGTCATGCATCTTGGTCATGATGCCTACCAGTGACTTGGACTTGAAGTTATGTGCTTCGTCACCAATGACTACTTCAAACTGTCTGAACCATTTCTTATCTAGCTTGTAAATTGACTGCCAGGTTGATATAATAATATCCTTGTTGCTGTTGATATCTCGACCGCCATATATTTTATGACACTGGTTAGCAGCATCCAAACCATAATCATCAAAGTCCTTGTACATCTGTTCCACCAAGGATGTAGTGGGAACAATGACCAGGATCTTTCTTTGGTGGGCAGCATGGTACTGCACAACAGCGTAGATCATCAGAGACTTGCCCGAACCGGTCGGGGAAATGATCAATCTCCGTTTCCTTTTGAGGGCGTCGTAGACACCTTCGATCTGATAATCTCTAGGAGTATGTTTAGAAATTACATTCAACCAATCCTTTACTCCATTCCGAGAGATACCAGAGTCCTCTTGGTAGGGTAGACCGTAGTGCTTTGAGTCCTTGAACTCGAAGGTATAATTATATCGCTTACAAAATTGACAGACCTTATCCAGCAGACCTACGTAGATCTCTCGCTTCTGGATATTGAATAGTCTAATCTTTCCGTCCCAATACTTGCTCCGGTATTGAGGCATAAACTTTGCCCCAGGGACCTCAAAGGTAAACTGGTCCTGGAGTTCGTGCTGTATATGTGGATCACAATCTACTACAAGATATACTTCGTTCTTCTTTTTGATCAATAAATCAGCCATAACCGGAAGTGAACCGTCGCCACTCAATCGCGTTTTTGATCTGATACGATCGATTCGATACCTGCCTCAGAATCTCTTCCAAGTATTTCAGCATTGAATCAAAGTATTCGATCTTCAGTCTTGTTTTGGATAACTTCTCATCAGACACAAGATATAACTTGAGGTCATCCTTATCTCTGACTTTGTAAGGGAATGGTTCTGCCTCGTAAACGGCAGCAGTTGCCTTACCGGTATAGTATTTTCTCCTTTCGAGTAACAACGAACTGTAAATTTGTTCGTTTTGTTTCCTCATGAGCAGGATTGTATTATATAGTCCATAATACTTGGCGTGTAATTGGGGCACCTTCAGTGACTCGGTGTCCAATTCATCCTGGTTGATTATGGCATCCTTAGTCCACATCTCTTGGATGTTGTCAAGACTAAGGGGTTTAGACTTTCTTTCCAAGGACATCAATCATATCAAAAATAGTATACTTGAATGTTACCGACGCTGTAAAGTAACGTTCTTCAGTCTCAACGGCACTAAAAGGAATGCCTGACAGACTGATCGGGAACATTTCCTTGAACTTGATCTTCACCGCAGGGTTGTAATCACTGTTCAAAATAATCAAAGTTCCATCAGAACGCTCATTGAAAGGAGCATCCTGCTGGGGATAGAACCGACTATCTCTCTTCAGATCCTCGTACTGCTGCAAGGACTCTGGATATCCCAGACCTGTGATCCAGTCATAGATCTGTAGATAATTCTCACAATTCTCGTCCACCATGAACTGCAGAGACAAGTCTCCATACTGCAGTTTGTCACCAGGGACAGGAATATCTCTGAGATAGTTTGTCTGCTGTGCTACACCTAACGTGATGTCAGGGATGTTCGCCTGGTTGCAATAGAAGCTAACCTTGGGACAGCGATTCAAAATGAAATTGAACCCAACGATGCTCAGGAAGTTCCTGTTCGTGGGTTCGTTCAATTTATATGGAGGAGTAGCACCTCTTACGCCAGTCTCCAAAGTCTCGTTGCGGCGACGAGCTATTTAGAGGCGATACTCTTCCAAGATGT